CGTAAACTGCTCCTGTTTCGAAGAAGTTAGAACCTTTGAAGCCCATTAAGATAACGTTCTCTGTCATGTATGGGTTTTTGTAAACGTCATATCTGTTAGAGATAGAACCGATGTTAGTTACACCTGCAGCAAATTGTAAAGCGTCTTTACCAGGATTTGCAGAGAAACCATTCATTGATTCTAAAATTGTAGCTACGTTTGGAGATACTACTACGAAGTTAGCACCACCTCTCATTGTTAACTGATGAATTTTGTTAGATACCTTTTGTAATTTGATACCTAAAGTTTGGAACCATGTGTTCTTTTGATATGCTGATGCAGCTGCTGCATTAGAATCAATTGAGAAACCAGCACCATTCCACTCATATCCTACTTTTGAAGACCAGTATTCAGTTGTGAATGCGTTTTGCTGTAACATCTCAAGGATTTCTAAATCAATCTCTAAAGAGATGTATTCAGATAACATTTGAGTTAATTCAGCTTCAGCATCTACTGAATGGTATGCATTCAAGTCTTGTGCTAATTCTGGAGTCCAAATTGCTTTCAACTTACGAGTTTTAGCAACGATTGGTTCAGATTTCAATTCTAATTCAACTTCTGGGATTGGTAAGTTTGCACCTCTATCTTCGAAGTCACCTCTAGAGATTGAAGTAGGTTGAACGTGGTAAGCTAATGAAACCTCTACTGTGTTATCATTACCCATACCTGTTGCTTGTGCAACGAATTCAACATTAGAACCATTTTTAGTAGTGTATTGAGGGAAGAAAGTTACAGAACCTGTTAATGATGTTGGTTCAAAAGCTCTTACACCGTTGAAATCAGCATCAGATGGTAATGCAACTACGAATTTTTTCAATGTGTTACCTGCGTAAGATGCAGAAACAGTTGAATTTGTTAAATCCCAATCAATATCTGCTAAAGATGCAGAAGACATTGTAGCTACAATTGTAGATGTAGCGTTATTGATTGTGTATCCAAATCTACCAGCTCCGTAAAGACCACCTTCAGTAGCTTGAGTAGAACCCAATTTGTTACCTGATGGTGCTAAAGAATCTTTACCGAAAGTTCCACCATTACCGAATAATGAAGAACCTGTGAAATCTGGATTACCTGCTGGGTTAGAACCATATTTGAAATCCATATAGAAAATAAGACCTGATGGTAAGTTCATTGGTTGTACAGAAACGAATTCTTTAGCAGCAATGCTACCGAAAATTCTTCTTACCAATGGAAGTGCTACACCAGCCCATTCTTCTGAACCTGCAGAAGTACCAGTTCTTGTTGCTTCATCCAATAATTGTTTAGCTTGGTTTTCTAACATTACTGCCATACCATGCTTTGAAGTTTCAGAACCAACACCTTCTAAAAGGCCAGTTTTTTCCCACTTGCTTTTCAAACCTCTAGTTTGCTCAAGCATTATGTTTTGTGGGTTTTTGCCTGTCATAATTTGTTTTAAGTCCATTTTAAAAAAATTTTATTTTTGTTGATTATTTAATAATACCTGCTAATTTCTTAAATCTATCAGAAAAATCAGCTGATTCAGCGATTACTACTTTTGCAGCTGCTGGTTTAGTTGATTTAACCGCTTTAGAAGCGATACCTTCTGTGATTGATTTTTTGTTAGCTTTTGATGTAGAAGAAGTATATTTGAAATTCTCTGCTAATGTAGAGTAAACCAATTTAACTTCTCTTACTGATTTTGTTCTATCCAAAGTTTCAATAACTTTAACTTTTTGTTCGTTAGTCATATTGTGAGCTCTGAATAATTTGTTTGCGAATAACAACTTAGCGTTCAATAAGTTCACTTCGTTGATAGTTCTTTGTAATGATTTGATAGTTGCGTAAGCTTCGTTTAATTCAGCTTGTACAGCTTCATCTTTCTTTTCTTCTTCACCATCTTTCATATCATCTTCCATTTCTCTTAAGATTTCCTCTAGGTCGATTACATCTTCAGAAACGTTGTCGAATGAACCAACTTTACCTTTTACGGTAGCTTTAGTTACATCTTCTTGTTCGTTAGCAACTTTAACTGCAGGGTCTTCACTCTTATCAGTTCCAGCTTCTTCACCATCATGGTATATTTCAGCCATTGGGTTTTCATCAGCTACTGGTTCTTCTTGAGCATCTTCACCTTCTAATTGAGCTTCTAACTCTCTGATGATAGCTTCTAAATCAAGGTCATCTTCTGATTCTTGGTCATCACCACCAAATTGGTCGTCACCACCTAAATCATCAGAACCCATTTCATCAGAACCCATTTCATCACCTGCTGCCATAGTATCATCTTCAGAATCTTCGCCTGCTTCTAATTCTGCTAATCTAGCTCTTAATTGTGCGATTTCATTTTGTTTTTCATCGTCACCAGCCATAGCATCATCTTGTGCAAACGGATTTTCATCTTCAGAGATATCAGCAACTTTTTTGTAGTCGGTACCAGCTTGTTCTGGCTTACCGCTGTCCTTCTTAACACCTACTGATAAATCAGTATCAGCATCTAAACTTGGTTGAGCACCTGGTGTTTCAGCGTACCCAGCATCAGTTTTAGAGCCAATGTTAGAAGAATCTAACTCTTCATTTTGCATATCATCATCCTTATCAACTTCTGCTTCTGCTTGTAATTTTTGAGACAAGATAGATTGAAGTCTTGGAGTGAATGCTTCTTCAAGAGCTAATTTTGCGTTTGCTAATGCAGTTTCTTTAACAGCTTTAGCGTCGGCAATTGCTTCTTTTAACAATTTTGAATTTGCCATTTTATTTCTCCTTAAATTTGTTCGTGAAGTTATTTGGAAAGGAAACTCCAATAGTATAATGTTGGTTGTTCGGTCACTCTACATCAGAATCGTAGGTATTCATTAACCAACTGTGTCTTAAAATCGAAATCCCATATAAAATGGGATATTTGATAATAAATATAGTATTTTTTTAGAAAACTAAAGAATTAATATAAAAATTTATTTTTTCTTTTAGCTTCTTCCATTTGTAAACGTTTTTTTACTGAAGGTTTTGTAAACGTTTGTCTATCTCTCAATTTCTCAATTTGCTTTGAGTTTTGAACTTTTCTTTTGTAATCTTTTAGGGCTCCTTCAATGTTTCCACCCTTAACATTGATAATTAACATAATTAACCTTGCTTAAAATAATATTCTTCGTAATGAATAATATCTAATAAATTTGTTGGGTCTATCAATTGTGCAGCATTTAACAAATCAGAATATTCAGCTACCGATTGATTTTGTATATTTCTAAATTCCGTTAAGAAATCAAATGTACTAATATCTGTTGTTAAAAGTTTTAATGAATCACTATTGTATTTGTTAAATAAATCAAATTCTATTGCATATGATTTATTAACAATATCAATCAAACTACCAAAAGTAATTCCGGGCTTTACTGCTGGCATTGTTGGAGTAACATTCCAATCAACTAAATATTTTTGTAATTTTTCTGCATGCTCTAATTCATTTTCAGCTTCCGCTTCAAAAAATTTAGCTGCGTTATTATAACCTACACCTTTACACCAGTTAGCCGCATTTCTATAAAAAAAGTGAGCAGTATATTCATCTACCAATCTATCATTTAAGATTTGAGTAGATGTACCACTTAATACTTTTGGCATTATTGGTTTTCCAGTTGTCAACGATTTTGGCGTCATTTTTATTTAAGTTTATTTTCTAAATCTTTTACAGTTTGTCTTTGTAATTTTACATCACCATAAGCTTGAGTCATAATTTTTATAAGGTCTTTTTCTAAAGCCTCTATACCACCACCATCAGTAACTCTCTTATCGTTTTTATATTTTTTAATTTCTTTTTGTGTTTCGGAATGATTTACATATATTTCTGCCATTTTTGCTGGACTAGCTCCAGAATAATATGCATCATTTATTTTTTTAACTATATCATCACTACCAACTTTTCTAATTATTTCTTTTTCAGCTGATATAAGTTTGCTATTAAATCCATCTTGGTAATCTGCTACTTTTTCAAAAAGATTTGCTAACCAAGTTGCAACGAAATAAATACCTAGCGGTTCTAATATAGCACGAAGTAATCCTTCCTCAAGTGTTTTATTTTCTTGTGAATCAACTATTTCGTTTGTTTTCCATTCATCTTTTATGTGATTAGATAGTTTCATTCAATCCCAATCTTTGATTCATTTGTTCTTGAGTAATCTCTGCTATTTCAAAATATCTACCTAATACGTGTCCCATATCTTCGTACAAAGCTTCCAATCTTTGTTCTTGTGCTTTTGCTTCTACGGATTCTTTTTCAAATGAAGATTGTAACTTTTTAAGTTCATTCATATTTCTCTTAATAGTTACTCTATCAAACCAATCACCACCTTCTCTCAAAGTATATTCTTGTGCAGCATCTGCAATAGCACCTAATGTTTCAGCAACTTGTCTAATATCAGATTTTCTACTCATAGATTCTCTGTGTTGACCATAAGTTGATATGATTTCTAAAAAATGCTTTTTTAACTCCGATGGAAGTTGTTGCAATTCTTCTTCTTTTAATAAATCTTTTAACTTTATCATCTATGTACGATTTTATATTTTTTTAATTTCATCACAGCTTGCTGTAATTCGGAAGGATTCATATCTAATGCATCTATTAAAGTTGCAATTACATATTGCTCTTTTTTTCTTGGTAAATTATATTTTTTAACAATACTAACTACTTTATCTAAATATCTTTCTAATTGAGTAGGTAGTGTTATATCCATATCATCCAATTCCTCATTCATTTCAGCTTTTGAAAGAACTTTTGCGGTTGTATAATTTTTTGGTATAAAATTTACTAATTTTGCCATTTTATTAATTTAATTCTATTATAATTTCTCTCATTAAATCTTGTGCTCTACACCACTTTCCACATTCTTCTGCTATTTGTTTCCATTGTTTTGCTTCTTGCAAAGGTGCCATAAATGCACCATGTGTAGATGGATTGGAAACAAAATCCCAACCTACTAATTCGAAATCTTCTTGTACCATCAAAGTACCATCATTTAATTCTTTTACTGAACCTAAACCTCTTGATGAAATACCTAAACGAATATTATTTTTTAATAATTCTTTTAATATATTTCCTGATGGTGTGGAAAGAATTTCAACTTTACCCATTACATCATCACCATCCCACCAAATTTCTCTGATGTTATGTGATACATTCTTTAAATTGATTACTGGAGAATCTGGATGGTCTAATTCGCCTAATGCTCTACGTTCTTTAATAAGTTGTCCATATTTTTGGCACTCTCTCATTAAAATTTCTTTTGGATATCTTCTATTGTTTTGATTTGGCGCACCTGCTCTTTGAAGAATACCTTGAACTAAATATGTTCCGTTTTCTTCTTTAACCATTTTGGCTTCGAACAAATGTGTTTCTATCAATAATCCTTTATTCATTATTTATCTTTTCTTAATTTTGCTAAATCACTACCTTCAATCTCACCATCACCATCAACATCTATCTGCTTTTGCTTATTGGTTAATTCTTCTGGTAACCCAGTTAATCTACCTTCGGATTTTGCATCGTATGCTTTATCTACTGCATTAAAAAATTTCTTTTTTTCATCATCAGACATAGAATTAATATCTTTGCCCGTTCTATCTAACATATGTTTAAAAAGAGCTTGATAATCTTGCTCCTCTTTCATTACCTCTTTGATAAGTTCTATTAATTCTGATTTTTTCATATTATTCTGATATTTGTCTAATTTTTTGGTCTAATTTAATTAATCTCTCCTTTATAGCATAAATATGGTTATTGGTTCTTTTCCAATAAGATTTATTATCTACACCACTTTCGTTCTTTATTTTACCATACCAATTAAGAAATCTTTCCATTTCTCTTAATTGTTTATTGATATTAGATATACCTCTACCTATTTTAGCTTGTGCAGAAGATTCTTCATTTTTTAATTCTAACCAACGATTTTCATTAACAACTGTATATCCTGTTAAATCGGCTTGTTTTTTACCTTTCTTTTTTTCATTTTCAGGTTTTCCAAATGCACCAGGTGAATCATATCCTTGAACGTTTCCTGTAACGTTCATTTCTCCTAACATTTTTTCTCTAATGATTTCACGAATCTTTGATTTAAGTGCTTCTTTTACATGGTCAGGTAATCCTTTATGTTTTGTGGATGCAAAATCTTTAGCATCTTTATCACTCATACTATTTGCTGCTTTTGCTACTTCAGGACTTGCAGGTTCTTCACCCTTTTGTGCGGCGTGAACCATGCCCATAAATTTTTGTTGTGCTTTACTTACTGCTGGCATTTTATTCTCCGTTTGATTTTATGCTAATAAATATGCTGAACCTGCTGTTACTGTAATACTTCTTACATACATTGGAACCGGTTCTCCAACTGCTAAATGTTCTAATTTTATTGTAGAATGATTTCCAGTTTGAGATATAGAACCACTATAATTACTATCAACAACACCTTCTAATACAACTGAACCCGATGTGATTCCGTTTTTAGATACCATAACACCCCAAGCCTTGTCTAATGAACCAGATTGGCCTGCAGTATATTCTTTTGCGTTAAATATTCTATAATTTACCATCTTATTTTAATTTATTTTTTAATTCTGCTAATAATTCATATGTCATCATCATTGCTGATAAATGTTGTTCTTTAATTTTTTTAGCCGATTTTATTTTTTTAATATTTGAAAGTGTTTCAGCTAATTTTATTTTTGTAACTTTATCGGAAATTTGTGAACCGATTTCTTTTAATTCGTTTATCAGTTTATTAATTTCATTAGAAACATATTCATTTAACTTACCAGTATTATTAATATTATTAATATATTCTCTTAATAATCCTTTTTGTTCTGCTGTAAGATTTTTGTATTTGTTATTAAATGATTCTACTAATAATTTATAAGATACTGCTCTCAAATCTTCATCTTGCTTTCTATATTCTTCTAAAACAGCATCTTTTATTTTTACATCTTTATTTTGTATAGATGTATTTATAATATTTTCTGCGATTGTAAATCTAGAAGATACTATATCTGTTGGTTCGTATTGTTCACCGGTTGTTATTACTTCAAATAACTTATAAATAGATGCCAATACTTTATAATTAGATACTGGTGATTTTACAAATTCATCAATATCATATTTTTCTTTAATTTCTTTGATGAGATTGTATTTTTCTTTCATTAATTTTTTCTCATCTAATCTTTTTCTAGCTTCTAAAATTGTAGTTATAAATTGGTCTGCTTTAGATTCGGAATTATATTTTTCATTAATAAGATATTGATATAATTTCAATTCTTTTGATAATTCCTTTTTACCATTAAAATTTTCTTTTAAAATAGTTTCTGCTACGGATTTGTTGGACGAAATTATTTCCGCCGTAATCTGTCTTACAAGCAATTCAAAGATAAAACCTGTATTTTTAAATTTCGAATGTTTAATTTTTTTCATCAATTGATATAATTAATCAGATATAAATATATTTTTCTATTGGTTTATTACTCTTTATCCAAATTCTCTGTCAAAATCTTCTTTTTTCCACCATTCATATCTTTAAATACTTCCAAATATGAACTTTTTCTTGGTTTATATTGAACAGAGCCTTCTTTTTGTTTAAGAGTTTTGATTCCCAATGGGTCTCTCCCTTCCGGATGGTCATCTTTACCATATCTAACAGGGTCTTTAGGTCTACCAACTTTATCAGCTTCTTCTAATTCTGCCTTTAATCTACTTAATTCTTCTTCTACATTTGTAGGGCCTTCTGTACCTGTTTCTTTTGCAGGGTCTACACCTTGTGTTTCAATTGATGTTAAACGGAATTGTTGTTTAGTATCTTCTAAAACTTGCAATGTCATATCATCTTGTTCATCTTTTGCCATACCCATAATAGCTTGATACATCCATTCTTTAGAAAACATTTTTGTTTGTTGCATTTGCTGAATTAATTGAACTTTTGAATTGTATAGTTCAACTCTTTCTTGCTCATATATTTTTGATGGGATTGTTAATTCTAATGAAAAGTTTGTCAAACGGTCATCTTCTATACCTTGAGAATATAAGTGAATGATTGCAATTTTTGTTAATTCAGAAACCATAACTCTCTGTATTCTTTCAATAGTTTTTGCAAATCTAACATCCATTGCTGCAAGAGTTGCTTTACCATTTGTATCTTCTTCATATCCTAAAAATGCTTTTGGAATTTGAAGTGCTGACATCAATTTACCTTTTAAGTAATTAAGGTCATCAATCATATTGTATTCCAAACCCTTTAAAGTATCAATTGAAGTACCATTATCATTACCACGAACTGGCATATAGTAATCTTCAATAAGGTTTTGGATATTGTATTTTAAATTATATTCTCCTGTTTTTTCATCAACGAATGGAACTTTTTTCGATGCATTGATAATTTTTTGCATATAATTATCTACTTCGTTTGGTGGAATATTACCAACATCAATTTTGAATATTCTCTTTTCAGGTGCTCTCATCACTCTATGAATTAACATAGCATCTTCCATTAACATAATTTGTTTCCAAACTCTTCTACCACCTTCTAACATTGATTTACCATATGGTAAGAAGTTAGAATCATTATTTAAACGGAAGTGAGCAATTTCATAATTCTCATATTCTTTCTTTGCAGTTTGTCCTATAGCATTGTAAGGATTCTGATATGGAGCATAAATAAATTTAACTCTTTGTGGGTTTTGTGGGTCAAATCCTTCAATTCTACTCATTTCATAAGTAGACATTGGAAGAACATTCACAATACCCAATCCTTCTGCCATTTCTAATTGTAAATAGAAATCACCATATTTTACCAAGTTTCTAGCCCATGGCCATAGATTAAATTCTACATTAAGAATATCGTAAAAAAGATTTTCTAATATTTGTTTTATATTATCATCTTCATGATGAATTTTAAGAACAGAACCCATTTCATTTCTAGCAGTACATTCATCTGCATATGTATTTAATGCAGCATGTAAAATTGGGTCAGTATCCATTGAATCATAATCTCTAAACAAATCAATTCTAACTTGTTGATATGCCATAGATGATTCTGCTAATCCTGCACCAGAATAATTTGCCATTCTTAATTTCATAAAACGGTCTACAAGATTGGTAGTCATACTTTGATACTCATCTGTATCAATAACTTTAACCCCATCTTGTGTTTTACGAACTATGGTATTTGTTGAAAATAATTTTTGTAACCTACCAAATATTGATTTATCTGCCATTTATATTATTTTTTTTTGAATATACGAAAAATTTTTGGTTTTACCAAATTACCACTTACGGCAGCTCCAATATCTTGCTTTTGTTCTTGGTCCTGGATTATCACAATTATGTCTAGCTCTGAAACTTCTTCTTCTATCAGGGTTAGATTTTTTAATTCTCATATTTGGGTCTCCAAAGTTTACCTTAACAACATTACCTGCTGGGTTTTTTACATATACTTTAAACTTCTTTACATCACCTCTCATTGGTTTACCCAAAGGAACTTCTCTTCCTTGGTATTCACCTTCTAACATACAAGGGCAAGTTGCTTCATTTAATTCCGCAACATATCCTCTCATAAATTTTACAAAATCTTCATAATCATCTACATTATCCACATCATATTCTTCTGGCTCAACTTTTCCGTATTCTACTTCATCATCTGTGTCTCTTAATTCCGGATTATCTCTCAATGCGGCATCATCTTCTTTAATATCCTTTTCATCCGCATCATCACCAAAATATCCACCCGGTTGACTTGCTCCGTATGAATCAATGGCCTCATTGTTAGGAACGCAGTTAGGAACTTCTTTACCGTTTTTCTTTTTAGTTCCAACCATCTGATATCCTTTCCAACAAGGATTTTCCATTTCTTTTAGTGGTAATAAATTAATTAATCTCATTTTAATATATTTTATAGTTTCATCTTATAAATATAAAATTATCCTAATAACCAATGTAAATTTTCTTTTTCTCCTCTACCCATATCCATTTCATATGGATTTTGTTTAATATGAGTAGTTGTGTATACTCCTTCGTATTTATTTATTTGTGCGGAGTTTAGCATTTGTTTTGTTAAATCTATACCTTCTTGCTTCAATCTTAATGCAGTATTTCTTACCCACAATCCAATACCCAATGCCATTGTAAGGTCATCATTATAACCCTTCATTGCTTCTGCCTTACCATTATTCCAAATAAACGTAAATAACTCATCTATCAATCTATTAGAACGAATTAAGATATCTTTATCCGTCATATAGGTATCTAATGCTGAAATGATAAGCGGTCTGGTTTTTGTAGTTGTACTAAATCCTGCAACCATTTTCTTTTCATCTCTATAAAATTTATTACTCATTTGTTTTTCAACATCAATATATTTTAAATCTTGACTCATATAGAATAAATTTCCATATTGTCTATCAATACATTGTTGAATTGCTGCCCAACCTACATTTGAGTTTTCCACAATAAGTAATGCGTTATTCCATTCGGTTGCAACTGCTACTAAAAAGTTTCCAAAATCTTTTGTATCAATTTTACCTCTATATTCTGCAACTTGAGATGAATCTTCTATATCAACTACTTGGAATGTAGAATAATCCGAACCATCACCTCTGGCAACGTCGGCAGATATCAAATATTGTCTGTTATAATTTGGATGTTCCCATTTCCAATAGTTTCCATCAAATCCACTTTTTTCTACAGGTTCCATAACATAGGTATCCTTATACCACATTAATAATTGTGGGTCTATTACGTTATCACCTGAACCAATAAAGTCACAATCACATTCTTGTGCTGCTCCTTTGTGTCCTAAAATACGGGTTTGTTCATCTCTCCATTCTTGATTTCTTTCTGGGTGTACAGTCCAATGCAGTTTAATACAATTGAAACCATTTACACCACTTTCACCATCAACCCACATTTTGTGAAACCAGTTACCAATACCATTTGGAGTAGATAATACTACAGCAGCACCACCCGTTGATAAAGTAGATTGTGCTGATAGCCAAATTTCATCAATATCTCTAATGAATGCGGCCTCATCGACAACTAATAGTGATAAGGCTTCCGAACGTCCGGCATCTGGAGAAGATGCAATTGCTTTTACTTGCGAACCATTTTTTAATTTAAGCGATAGTTTATTATCTTCGACAGATGAGTTACCACCATCTCTTAACCAAACAGGAAGCAAATCGTGCATTACTCTTACCTTTTCTACAAGGTTTTTTGCTACCGTCACTTTAGTTGCGATAACCAATGCATTGAAATCCTGATTAAATAACATTTTCCAAAGAATGAAACCAGCAGAAAGTGTGGATAAACCCAACTGTCTACTTTTAAGGATGATATTAAAACGATTGTTTTTAAAATCCGTTAAACAATTCTCCTGGAAAGGATAAAGGTGAAAGGGTATTTTTCCTCTCACCGGATGCTGAATTACACAATATTTTTTCATAAAGTAAATGGGGTCGGAACCACACTTACGATATTCATCAGCAATTATCTCTTTAAGGGTTTTCTTTGGTTGCCCTTGAACTGACATTACTTCTTAACTTTAATTTTCCAATATGTTCCAAAATTGATAAATGGTGAAAGAGAACCATTAGTTCCATCAACGGTTCTATTTGCAACACCTATACCAAATTCGTATATTTTATCTTTTTTGGTTTTTAACATCAATCCAGCTCCAACGTGAGATACAACATCTGCTTTATTAAATCCACCATTTAAACCATAATATACTTGATTTTTTGGTAATTCTTTTACAATAAGAGTTTCTTTAATTTCTCTTTGTTTTACTTTAGCATCAAATGTTCTACCTAAAATTCTATTTTTAGTAATTGTATCTACTAATGCAATTATTCCTAATGAATCTGGTAAATGTAATGTATCTTTGTAAATTACTTTAGATAAATAATCTTTAAGAATTGCTGCAGAGTCAACGTTTACTAATTCTTTAAGTACTAAAGTATCTACATCAATTACTTCGTGTATAATATCTTTTCCTTTTTTAGTTACTACTTTTTCTTTAACAACCTCTACGGTGTCAATTTCATGTTTAATAACTTCATATTTTTTACCATCAATTTTGACAGTTTTTCCTGGTATAATTCCACCTGGGTTGCAAGTTTGTAAATAAACCCAAATAAGTAATACCGCAATAGCAATGTTTTTAAAATTTAATAATTTTTTCATAATTAATTTTTGTAACTTATTTTCTAACAATCCTTTTCTTTGCAATAGTAGTTCTAATGCATCATATGAATTATCAATATCATTTTTAAGGTCCTTCTTTACCTTATCTATATCTATATCCCATTTCCAATTTTCAATTTGTCCGTTTTCATAAACCATTTGATAATCGGTTGTTATATATTTTAAACTATCTTCTAATTTTTGTTTATAATCTCTTAACCAACCAATTTTATTACAAGTAATTTTGTAATCTTCATAGTATGGCCAAGTTCCATCATCTTTTAATTTTTGTTCGTTTTTGTGATTACATACAACACAATATCCGGTTCTAACAATTAGTTTTTTATCGGCTTGTGAGTATAAATCCGTATCACATTCTTCATTTTTACAAGTTGTAAGTTTTTTAAGATATTCTCTAACATCATCTAATTTATTGACCGATGCTCTAAATCCTTCTCTTTGTTCCCACGTTTTTCCATCACTATCTGTCCAAACTTCTCCAACTTCTCTTTTTTTATCACTCTGCCCTTCGTAACCAAAAACTCTCTGGGTGTTATCTTCTCTACCAAACACGGTATCAATAATCTTTTTACGAGATTTGTGAATGTGTTTGTTTTTTTGGTCCCAACTTGTTCTTTTTTGCATAATTTTATATATTTTTGTAACTAATTGTTTTATTTATATATATCAAAGTATTATTCATAAAATATACCTAATATTTGATTAAGTGGTGCAAATGTGCCTGTAAGTTTATAAGTTTTTCCATTATAAAAGAAAACTATTCCTTCATTTGCAACTATCTTATCCACCCCACCTAATTGATTTAATCTACTTAATTCTGTTTTTAATTTTTGAATTTTAGATGGGTCTCCACCACTTCTAACTTGTGCAGCTACACTTTTTAATTTTGCTTTCATTGAACGGATTGCTTTTTCAGGATGAACTGTTAATACTGAACTAACAAATTCTAATACATCCGCACCAACACCTAAAAATATTTCCTCAAATGGTTTGATATTATCTTTTTGCTGTTTTGCAACATTTACTTTATCATTATTTACTGCCCACTCTTGTAATTTAGGATTTGTAATCGTATTTAATCTTAAACTTTTATCACCAAATGCCCATCTTCTAACTAATGCCTCTTTTGTAAGTTTATCAACTTTAATAGGCGCTTTTTCATCTATAAAATTTTCCCACCAGCTTTGATGATATAAAGAAATTGTATCATTATCATTTAATCCAAATTCCGATTGTAATTTTTTTAATTTAGAAATATATTTTCCTTGTTTTGAACTTAATTCATCACTTTTAGGAATTTCCGTTACCGGTGGTCCCTGTATAGTATATTTCGATTGGATATCAGCATTTACTTGCTTAATCATTCCTGCTAACATACTAGCAGCTCCTTGATTTGCACCTGTTGGAGAACCTTTTTCATCATAACAAGTTGTATTATGAAATATTAATAATGCTTGTCCATAAGGGATAACATTTACCGATGTCGGCCATATTACTTCCAAATTCATAAAACATTGCCCTTCATTGAATATCTTTTTTCTTTGTGCATCAGATAAACCACTTATTGCTGCTGATAAATCTTTCATTGCGTAATTATAAGCATCGGTTAAACCACCTCTACCTGCAAATTTAGATGCAACATCTTCAATACCCATTGCGTTTGCTCCAGCATTTGCTAAATGTCCTTTATTTCTAGCAGCAATTAATCTACCATTTTTCCAACTGATTGCTAATGCTTGTCCATCTGTTTTTTCTCTAACTACACCCAATTCACCATTAAGTGCACCTGTAATAATATTCTTTAAATCACCAAATGTCAAATCCATATCATCAAATGGATGACTCATATGCCCATATGCTCCACCTTCGGTAATAACTTTTTTTCCAATTTTATTTTTTCTTATTGGAAAATCCGTTTCCATATCATCATCCGTTCTTGCAACATTTTTAACTTTATATGAAACTGTATATTGATTTTGGTCCTCTGCTCCATATATTGCATCTGCTACAGGAAAATCCGTTTGAGTATATCCACCATTTGTATACCAATCATCACTTTTATTTACACCATCATCTGCTCCTAATTTTCTAGCATGTCCTTTTGGTAAATAACCACCATCTGGTTGAGAATCATCGCCGGCCATTGCACTAACTTCATCAAGATTTGGTCTAATATTTAATTCCTTTTCCATTTGAGTAATATCATCATATCCCATATTTCTCAATGCTCTTGCAACATCATTTGCTTTATATCCATTTGGATTTCCAAAAAGATATGCATTTATTCTTTTTCTAAATTTTGCATCTCTATATAATTTAATCATATTTGCAAAATGAATATCTTTACTACCCATTTCATCCAATGTCCTAAATGTAGTTGCTTGTTTTCCATTAATTGTTGGCATTCCGTGGTCATCGGTTCCAATATTTTTAACGGTAACTTTTTTATTTTTAAATTTACCCATTAATACGGTATCACCTTTATCAACATCTACATTAACATCTTCTGTATAAATTTTTTTATTCTTTTTTCCAAATTCTCTTAAAAGTATTCCTGCCACTGCGTTTGCTTGATTTTCAACAGGTGAACCAGTTTTACCAGCTTCCATTGGATTTTTAATCAATCCCATTTCATCTTGCTTTCTATGAATCATTTCATGTGCAATAGTTCTTAAAATATCTGCACCCAATCTTTTATCACATTGAACAAATATTTCTTTTGATTCAGGATTATATCCACCCAATGAAGATTGTTCATTTGAATATTCTTGTCCACTTAAAAGAGTTATTTTTGGTCTTTCTTCTAATTTTAATCTTTCGGTTGCATAATCAACAAAATCGTTTATGAATTGTTTTTTTACATCTGACATTGTTTCATTTAAACTTTCTTCTTCCGGTTCGGTTTCTCCTGTTTCAGGATCATGATGTGCAAAAGTCTGATGCCAAATTTTAGATTTTTCAATTGCTCTTGCAGGATTTAATTTATCTATTTTTTGTTGAACGGTTAATTTTCTATTAAACATTCCTGTAGATGGAACATAGTGTTCTTCTTCCATTTGGAATTTATTTAACATCTTTTTATTATTCCAACTATCCACAATATTTTCAACCACTTCAGGAGTTAATTTCATATTTTGTAATCGTTCCGCAATTGCTCCTGCAAATATGTTCAATGCAGTTGCTTCATCAACACCTTCGGCAAACATTGCTGCCTTTCCAACTCCACCTATTAACACTTCACCAATTGCATGTGGTACTAATTCTGCAGCTACGTGTTTTGCAAATGCAGCTGCTCCATGTGCAAGTCCACCACCTGCGGCCGCCATCACAGCTGTTACTGCTATTTTTTTACCAACCGATAACATTGCCTTTTTATCGTGGTCATCTAATTTTTTTCCACTCATCAATTTCATTACACCACTACCTGCAGCTTTAAATTCTTGAGCTTCATGTTTTAATCCATGCATAATAGCATGTCCTGCACCTTTTGCTTTATCCATTATAGCTTGGCCCCAACTTCTTCTTTCATCGTGTCCTTCTTTTTTATTAAGGATTTTGCTAAAAGTTTCCTTTTCTTCTTTACTCCAATTTTTTAATTTACTATGTAATCTTTTTACAACGTGCTCTTTTGAATCACCATTTTTTTCTTTTTCGGCTCTATGTTCTGCATCTGATTTTAATTCTACCCCACTTAATTTTTGTTCAGGTGGAGGTCCTTGTTCTTTCCCAGGTTCTCCTACTGGTTTAGATGTATCAGTTTTACCTTGTGCAGTTTGTCCTTTTTTAACAGGTTGGCCTGGTTGTGCAGGTTTTGCTGCAGCTTGCGCTGCTTTTCCAGGTTCTTCTTTTCGTTTTGGTTCGTTTGCAGGAGCATCATCCGGTCCTGCTATTTTTGCAGCCTGTATGTGTGCTGGATGGTCTTTGGGTAATCTTAAAGCATCTCTGGCTTTAATTTTCTTTTGTTTGCCATCAGCGGATGTATATGTAATATCCGTATCCAATGCTTTGTTTGGAGCTTCACCCAAATATTCCATCAACCATTCTTCAAACATTTCATTAGTGATGTATCTGTCTATGATTTCTGAAATTGGGTCATATAAATTTTCTTCATTAATATTTCTAGCATAATTCATAGTTCCATCTACATCTGGTGGGTAAATATTTACAGGCCTTTGATTATATGGATACATTTCCCATTTTTCTGCTTTATCTTTTGCATACTCCGGTCCTTTTGATGGGTGTATAACTCTTTTTAGTTCACCATTTTCATCTTTTGGATTATTTGCAGGTAAATAAACATCTCCCGTTTTTTGTTTATGAAAATTAGAATCATGCCCTAACATTGTATATCCTACTATTTCTGCATGGTTTTGTCCCGCAGTATCAAATGGTGTCCAATCTCCCATCCAAGGTGAACGGAAACTTTGGTCATCCAATGTACCATCAGCTGTATTACCACCTTCTTCATTTAAGAATGTTTTATTATCAAAATATTCTTGTAAAAATTTTGCAAATTCTTGTTCTGCTATACTTTCATTTGAACCCGTGGGTGCACCATTAATATATCCTCCCGGAAGGTTTAGTCCAACGCCTGTACCACCTGGAAATTCTTCATTAAGTTTTCCTGTTATCATTTTAAATACTTCTTTATCAAATTTTGGATATGCTTTTAAAAAACCCTTTTTAGCTTTTTCTTTATCAGTAGTACCTAACCATTTACGAACATCAGTTCCACTAATAGGATTTTGTTCTGCAGGTACTGGGTATACATAACCAATTTCATCATAACCATATCCTGCTTTATTTTTATATGGTTTGAAATATTTTCCTTGCAATCTAGTTGCATCTTTTTCACCCACAGCTGCAATGTATTGCGTTGTTTGTCCATCAAACTTTTTAAGAATTTCTACCGGCTGATATGGGTTTTTTATTTGAATGAATTTATTTGAAGGTACTCCAAACATTTTCGTTGCAATTTCTTTCTTCTCTTTAAATGAAAATGGCGATTTTGGACCAGATTGGTCATTAGATGTACCAATATAAACATTACCTTCACCAAATTTAGAAACCAGTTTCGCATAAGATGCATAATGTCCTTTGTGGAATGGTTGAAATCTTCCTGAATATACAACTACTACTTTTTTTACTTCTGGTTTATTTACTTCGATTAAATTCATACATATAAATATCCCAAAATATTAGAAACTTTTATAAACGAATGGGTCTCTCTTTTTAAGTTCTTCTAATTTCTTTTGAATTTTCTTTTTCATCTTATAATTTTCGTATTTTTTAACGAAAAATGAGATGATAGGTAATTTTTTAAACATAATAATTAATTTTTATAATATAATTCAGGCCATTCTACTATGATATGAACCCCACCTTGCTCATAAGCTTCGGTATATATTCTATAAATATCTTCTATTTGTTTTAATTTATGAACTTTTGTAAATTGAAGTATTGATTCAAATTCATCGGTATAATCATTTCTATGTTGAATTCCTGGATCTAAAGGGTCTTTACTACCAACACCAACTCTAACTATTATGTTAGCCTTTTTACCGGTCATATGTTCAAATTTATCAGCATGATTAATTAATTGATTTGCAGCTGATACTAAAAAATCCCAACGGGGATAAAATGATATTACAGTTTTACCCGTAATTGCCAACCCCAAACTCATTCCCATTTGAGTTTCTTCCATAACAGGCACTTCAATCATTTTTTCTTTTGGAACATCTCCCAATGTTGTACTCATTGGATTTCCTGCATAAACTATTTGTTGTCCAATAAAGATGGTATCTTCTTTTTCAGCAAGAAATTTCATTGCTTTACTTAATTCATCTTTATATGGTGACATTTGTGGAGCACTCATTATGGTCTTGAATTTGGATTATATAAATGTTTATTTTCTTTATACCACTCAATTGTTTCTTTTAGTGCCTGTTTTAGATTTCTCTTTGGTTTCCAACCCATGTCATTAATTTTTTTAGATGACATTAATCTAACAGGAATCATAGGTGCTTTATTATTCACATATTCAACTGGATTATTATTGTTATCCGCTTCTTTAATCCATCCTAATACTTCATTTACACTAAATCCTTCACCATAACAAACATTAAAAATATTATATGTATCGTTGTTTTCTGCTACAAAAATAAAACCATCTGCCATATCTTCAACATGCAATAAATCTCTCACTTCCGTACCATCACCCCAAACTGGAATTGGATTTAAACCATCTGCTACTTTTCTGATGTTTGCAGGAGTAACGTGACATTTTTCATAATCAAATTTATCGTTAGGTCCGAATGCGTTTGAAGGTCTAACAATCAAACATTGCATTGGATTGTGGATTTGGTTTGAGAAGAAATGACAAAGTAATTCACCATATCTTTTCATATTACCAACTGCTCCGTAAATTGGGAATGTTGGTGTCGCATGTACATTAATATCTTCTGTACAAAAATCACTACCCATATCAGGATAAGATGTGTTAGATGAAATAAATAGGAATTTACCAACTTTATTTCTCCAACTTTGTTCCATTAAGTTTACATTCATTTCCACATTTGGAGTAACATGTAATAATGGATTCTCTTTTGTATCTAATGCATTTGATGTGTTTGCTGCACAATGAAATACAACATTTACATCCGTTGATACTTCTTTACAAAAATCAGCATCTTGTAAATTTCCTTTATAAAATTCAACTTCGGATGTTCCTTCGAAATCGTTTTTTAAATCTCTACTATAAGATGTTGCTCTTAAGTTTCTATATCCTTTTTCCCATAATAATCTTAATAGGTGTGAGCCGATAAAACCACTTGCTCCTGTGACTAAAATTTTGTCTGTTTTTTTCATAATTTTTATTTAAAAATATCCCAATTTAATACAACTTCGTTTACGAATTTTTTAGTAAGAATTGCTGATGTGTGTCCGTACCAACTTCTTTCTAAATATTTCTTTTGCTCATTTAAATTCATACCATTCATTTCTCTCCACAATACTTTTGGTAAATCTCCATCCATATTATAATCAAAATTTCTAATTGACCATTCAATTAGACCACCAAACAAATGTAATGAATTTTCTTCAAAAAACCAAAAATATTTTTTAAAATCAATTTTATCCGCATATGATTTTACATATGAATTTTCAAAATATAATTCTTTTTGTTCCCAAGTATCACAAATATCTTTATTTTCTATAATACATTCGTATATAGATTTTTCTTTTGGAGTATGATAGTATGGTGGTGTTCTACCCTCATTCAAATATTTTTTACTAAAATTATTATTCATACAAAAGAATTTTATTTTATTAATTCCATTTATATGAAGAAAATTTAAAAGCATATTAATATATTCAAACCATTCAAAATATCTTTCATTATAAGTCATTATCTTATCAAGCCATTCAAAAGTAACTGAATCTATATTGATTGGATTGTTAGTTGGATTAAATCCACCTGTTAGGTGAAAATACCCTTGTTGGTATGGTGATGTTTTATCTTTTCCATTTATTAAATAATCAGTAGTGTGTGCCCAACTTTCATTGTATTTTTGATATCGTAAAGCTGGATTTACTGTTTCGTATTTTTCAGGAGTTATAAAAAAAGAATTTCTTGTAAGCGTTGTCCATTGTGCTATTACAATAATATCATCCGGTTTAATTCCTTCTTTTAATAAATCAGAAACTTTGTAAATAATAGACCTAACAATACTTTTATTATCATGTGTTAGTGCTCCGTAATTGTGTAAAACATATTCATCTTTTAAATAATGTTGTAACCAATTTGCCCACGTCCATTCTTCTATTGGGTCATTCTCCCATCTTCTTTCATCACCTATATTAATTCTAAAATTATTTGTGAAAGAACATCCTGATACTACTATGTGTTTCATATATAATTGAATTCTTTAATTTTTTGATATAAAAATTCTGCCCAAATTTTATGGCCTTCTTCATTCGGATGTTCTGATCCTGGTGTGTTTGTAAATACACCAAATTTTTCTTCTAAAAAATTTTTATCTGTTAAGGATATTATTTCTTTTTTAGTTTCAAATTCCCATCCAAAAAACATTATAAATTTTATCTTTTTTGCTTTTAATAAACCATACAAAGCATATTGAAAACAAAATGAAATCTCTTCTTGATATTCTTTATTGTAAAAATTTGTAGAA